TGCCCATAAGGACTAAGGGGCATTCCTGTTCTAGTAGTATCGCCTCTAGATTCGTTCATTCTTTGCAATAGACGTAAAGAATCTCCCTCAAAGTCAAGACTCTTACCAGTGAAAGGATTAATGCTTTCATTAACGTCCCTCATCATTATTTGTTGAAGTACGCTATCTAAATTTGCAGGGACTGGTGGGCCATATACTTCAGGGTTGCGAATCTCTTGTTGTCTGCGAGGCTGCATTTGCCCACCTTGCTGGTATTTTGGTAACACATTTTTTACATCGGTTCTTAGATAGTCTTCTTCTAAATCTTTCTTACTGTCATATCCACCAGACTCTAACAATTGATTCATAATATAAGCCTTAGTAGCGCTTTCTTGTCTGTAGTTTTCAGCTATGCGTTCTAATTCCCCAGCGCCGGGCGGCGCATCGGCGTTACCAGTCAAACCAAAATGCGCTTTTTGATATCTTTGATACTCTGGTGTAAAATATGGATTAACATCAAATTCTCTATTAGCGTTAATGCGTTCAATAATACTTTGAATACTATCTTCTCCCGCATATGGCAATCTATCTGAACCCTTATACGGAGCTTCTCTAAGCTGTAATTGACCACCCTCTTGATAATAATTAACTGGGCCACCTTGTTTTTGATATTCAGGTGTATACCCTAAACTATAACTTCGCTTCCCAGATGGAATGTCTTTTTCCAACGTTAAAGGAAGCGGTGCATTTAACAGCCTACCTATCTTAGACTCTGGAGTTACCCCCGCTTTACTAGCTAAACTAGATAGAGCTGACAGAACAGGAAGAGAGCCAAGGCTTACTTGCTCCCTAGAGGTTCCAACCCTTTTTTCTAAGTCCCCTTCTTTAGCGTATTCTCTTGAAACCTTAAATCTTGGAACGGCTGTTAATTCAGAGCCCATCTCTAATCCAGATGTTAAATCTTTAAACTTAGTGTCCTCTAATACACCATGCTGTTCAACGCCATTTCCATACGCACTTCTTTCCATCATCCTGTCCATCAATAACTGCTTGGGGTCTCCCTCATCTGAGAGAGCTACTTGCCTTGATAAAGCGTCCGAATATCCTGTGCCCCTACCGTTAGCTTCAACCATTTTATCATAAATTTTATTATAAACGAGATGCTTATTAAAATCTTCTGGCGTAGTAAAATCTCCCCAACCCACTTCGCCACCTTCTTGATACATTGGTGACCGAGGTTGAGACAGGCCAGTCTCCATAGAGGCGGAAGCAATTAAAGCATCCATAGCCGTATTGCCATTATCCATCTGCTGCATGGCGCGGCCTTCATTGGTAATTTGTTTTAAAACGGGTAAATAGTCAGGAACGGCTTCTTTGGGAATTATCCATTCGCCGCCTTCGAGTTCAACGGGTTGTTCGCCAGCAACCATGCCAGCAACACCGCCTTGTGCGTGAGAAGCCCCCCGTACTAAACCGTAACTGGGGAACCTGCTTTTTCTTTTAGCCATATGGTATGTGGATTAATAGCTTTTTTAAATATGTTTATAAACAGTTGGGTGAGGTTGCACTTCACACCTTCGGAATCTAAGAAGGAATTGTCAAATGAGGCAACAATTAAATAATTAATTTCTGGCACCAGTCATCCAGTTGTACTTTCTAAGTCTGGGCAGTAGCCTCTCCTTGCGTTTACTATTTGCAAAACCCTCTTTGCTCGTTGCTTGTGACTTGGGTGCACGGGCAAAGTAGTCCGCATAGTATAAGGCATCCATAATATCATCATTACGAGGTTTCGGGTGTTCAAAGAACTCATCGACTATCTCAGTCATGTTTCTTTGTATGAAAAGCTTTTTAGAATTAACGATAGGGCCAAGTGTTGTTTCCAGCCTATCTTCCTTTTTTATCCTACCCGGTGGCTTAACACCCTTAAATATCCCCGGCATTAGTCTTTTCTCGTTGGCACTCATACGAGTAACCATATCCCTAACCATCTCCTGTGCTGCTACGGTCTCAATGGTCACCCGCTTTACGGGGCTATATTTCTTAGCCAGCTCTATAATCTTAGCTGGAACATCAAATGTGGGTATTCTTTCTCTAAAATATTCTAATACATAACGATTGTTCTTTGAATCAATCCCCATAACCAGTATCACCTGAAAGTCTGAAGTAGCGGTAGCTGTAGCTGCAAGGTCAACACCCAGATAAATATTGATAGGAATGACCTCATCCTCCTCCATAAGGTAATTAAAACCATTCATAAGCTTTCTTTCACCGCTATAGTGCTGTATTCTATCTATTTTAAAGGCTGCATTAGATATATCCCGAGCATCGTTCATATACTCCTGAGCAAACTTATTGACCAGTCCAGCCTCAATAAACTCCTGTTTCTTGTGTTTTAGCTTGGCAAGCGGGAATTGCTCGGGCCACAGGGCTTTCCCATCCTCTATCGCACGGTGAAAGTAGACATCCCACGGATAGGGGCGGCTGTCCTTCTTGGCTCTTTTATATCCATCATATGTCATTTGCAGGAAACTATCATAATGAACAATAGTACCGGCCAGCCATATCCAGCCCTCATTACCGGGCGATTCCTCTAAAGCAGGATAGATTGTAGATACTACCCACTTCTTAATCTCAGAGCGGCGCTCCGGTGTCTTGGTATTTAACTCAGACTCGAAATCGTCTAATATGATACCAGTATACCTCACATCCACCTCAGCACGACCCCTTAGACGCTGGCTTGTACCTTTGGCTATGATTCTATCGCCCTTGGGAGTCACTAAATCTTTCTCCGTCCACCTTTTGCCCATAATACCGCCATCCATGTTTCCAAAGTAGTATTTAATCTTTTTATTGGTTTCAAGGTGGTAACGCATATATTTCAAGTGGTCAATGGCCTGACCCTGTTCTTCTGATACCCAAGCAATAAAGTTCTGGTCATCCTCACCGGCAAAGCAAAGTTTATGTAAAATAGCTGATTTAGATAGAATTGACTTGCCAAAACCCCTAGGAAGTATAATACAGATACGCTCACCGGGTTTGGTCGAGATGAGTCTTTTAGATACGGTATAATGACAAGAGGGTGACGCACTCTTGTACATGAAGTCTTTGGGTAGAAAGGCCCTTCCGAAGAACAACAGGTCTTGATATGACTTAGTAAGTATCTCATCCCGGCGAGCCATCTCTTCCGGGGGTGGGATAACGCTAAATGTCTCTATCTTCTTCTGCTTCCCACTCTTTCCGGGCAATCTTTCTCGCCTTGATAATTCCTCTTTTACGTCTTTTGTTTTCAATTGTTAGTTTCTTCCTTAAACGCTTCCTCGCCTTGGCGGCCTTATTAGGCATTATTTCTTTTTTCTCTTACCAACCTTCTTGGCATACTTCTTAGCTGCCTTTTTTCCGGCTTTAGTGTAAGCGAACTTCTTTTTACCTACTTTAGGCATAATTGCTCCTAATCAGTTTAATCTTGTAAATGACACTACCCCAGCGTATTTGCTTAGGATATTGCCATATCTTCCTATTGAGACGCATTTTCTTCAATTAGCCCCGACTCAAAGGCTTTAAGCTTATCTTTAGTGAAACCAGTGAACTCCTGTATGAGTGCAATGGAGTCTGATTTCTTATCAGTAGACAATAATCCAGATATCTTCATCAATGTTTCCAGTGCCCGAAGCTTATCCCCGTCCCGCACACCTGCCTTATCCACCACTGATTTAGCGTTCTCGAGCAAATAGGTCTTGGTAATACCTAAATCACTCATCAACTCTTCCACTTCTTTGTTAATCAATGTTCTTATCCTCTTTTGTCTTAGTAAAATCTTAGAACGGTTTATCGCATAACGCCGGTTCTTTGTCTTATATACCGTCAAATAGGCGTCAGTAGCGTCCCGACCCATAGCAACCATCTTGGCAAAGAGCTTCTCACGGGCAGAAAGGTACCTACTGGTCTTGTATTTGGTAAATGTATAGATGTCTGCCGCCGGTTCACCAGAAAGCTTTGCCCCATCTACAACAAATACCGTGCCAAGTAATGTACGAATGTAATCCGTATCCTGATGATATTGATTACTATACATGACCGCACGCCTCAATACACTGAATACCTGCCCATCATCGCTTAAAGCCCACTCTCCCTCTTGTGCTTTACGCCAATCACCCTTTAATTCTTCTTTATTGTGGTGTTTGCGGAATTCTGCCTCATCCTCATATAAGTGGTAATCAACACCACTAATGGTCTTTACATACACACTACGCCTCAGCCTTGATAAAGGTGGGCTCAATCAGCTCAATCAAGACCGGAGACTCAATCTCATCAATTAATAGCAGTATCTCCATCATATAGGCATAATCCCCAGACTCTCGGAACTTGCAGGCCAATGACTTCAGGGTGTCTATCGCAGGGCCTAAGTCTAAAATATCAATGCTGGGGTTGGTTTCCATGGTCAGAATATACTATTATTTTATATTTTTAAACAAGATGAAAATAAGTGTTGACTTATATAGGTCAAATCAAATAAATTCAAATGTCGGTTGAGACAGTAAATAATATTATTAGTATATTAATATATTAAGTACTTACTATATACTATAATAGTACTATAGTATAATATTATAATATTAAAAAAAAGAAGAGTATAGTATATATTAAGTATAGTAAGTATTAAGTATAGTAAGTATTAAGTATAGTAAGTATAGTACCGCGAAATAGTAGAATAGTACCCGCGAATCCTCCAATGTATATGTTGTTCATTTGTTCATTTGTCCTCTCATATGAACATATAAACACTATATACACTATAGAGAATTTGAATAGGTGGATAATCCTCCCCCACCTCAAACTTTCAAAAACTTCTAAAAAATAATATATATATGCGCGTGTGTCTTTTATTTATGTGGTACGCCCCCCCAAAGCCTTTTAGGTTGAAATAAACGGGGTTGAAAAAGTCAATGTCGAATGGCTCAGGTTGAAATATCTGGTGCAAATCTCCCAAAGTTTCACACTATTATTGTTTATTTCTCGAGGGTGATGGAACTATTTTAAAATACTTGGGAACTTTCTTCCCTGTCATATGTGTACGGTATAGCTTCTTGACAATGTGATGACTTGGTCGCCTCCCGGGTGGGTGGTGTGACTGGTAGGGAATAGTCCTGCCCCAAGTCTTGAGGGTGTCCCAAGGGACAGCACCCAATAAATTATTTAGAGTCTTTAAGAAAGGTAAATAATATGTTGATTACTTGGAAAGAAGATGGAGTTGAACACTCAATTACTATTGCTCCAGAGAATGAGTCTATTACAGTTACACCTACAATCGATTCATTGACAGGGGAACGAGACTATGCTCTCGTCTGGATTATGAATGATATATCAGGCAGTAGTTATGTAGTGTCTGGTGTTGATAGATTGAACGTGACAGGATGGATGCGAAACGGAGCAACAATCAAAAAATCAACTCACAGAGTATCCTAATCACTTAACCCGAGGGGGGCGTCAAAACCCCCCTCACATCTTAAAGAGGTGATAACAATGTCAGTAAAGCCAATCAAAGAAGGAGGCATCATGAGTAAATCGATGACACAGCTACAAGCTGAAATCAATATGTTTGATTTTAGCTGTAGAAACCGCCCTTACTATTGGACTTGTAAAGTTTGCGGTAACGGTTTCAAAACCGAGCGAG